TCATACTTTTGTTATTTTTTGAACTTGCGCTTTTATTAAATCCCTTGTCTTTCTGAATGCTTCTAAAATTTCATCATCTGTTCCTGATACTCGAGCGGGGTCTTGTAAGTCCCAATGTTCGTGAGTAATCCCTTTAGGTATCATCGGACATTTATCTAGAGCATCACCACATAAAGTAATGATTAAATCACAACTATTAAAATAGTCCATATCAATAAGTTCAGACTTTTGATTAGAAATATCAACACCGTCTTCTGCCATAACTTCCACAGCTCTAGGATTCAATCCGTGCGTTTCTATGCCAGCCGATCGAACTTCCCATCCCTCTAAAAATTGATGACCATAGCCTTCAGCAATTTGAGAGCGACAAGAGTTCCCTGTACAAAGAAAGTAAATTTTTCTCATAATATATTCCCTTACTAAATTTTCTTAATATATTATACCTTAATGTATGATTTACCATAACAAAAAACCCTGACCGAAGTCAGGGTTAATTTTATAGTTTATTCGCATTCAATCGCCGTTGCAATTCTCTCACAGAATCAGAAACTGGGCTGATAGTTCCGTCTTGTTTTGTTCCAAGATGTTTTTGTAGTGCTTTAATTGTACCTTGACCAAACAGTCCGTCTTGTCCAATTCCTAAGAATCTTTGCAATGCTTTAACCACGTTAGAACCTGTCAGTGAGTTATCAAACTGAGCCGCGTAAATATTTTGATTGTACTTTTGCTTGTATTGATGACTAATTACTCCATCCTTTCCAGCGGTATCAAAGTACTCTTGTAGGCGTTTTGCTGTCGCATAACCAAACTGACCGTCAATGTTTAAAGTGACCATTTGGGGCTTATTATCTGTATTTGCTGTGCTGTCGCTATCAACAATACGATAAAAGTGATGCGTAAGCCGTGTACTCATGTAGGCATCATTGGTATCAACCGCAATGCCGTTATGCGTATAGGAACAGTGAATAAACGAGCCATTACTCAAAAAGATACCTGTGTGACCATCTGAACCCGCAGAGCCTCCAGGCGTTCCTGCGATGAAAATATCACCCCGTCGTACTTCTGCACGGCTGATTTCTTTAAGCTTGCTCCCTGACATCGCAAAGAGCGTTTCAGTATTGCCCATTGAGCCCGCTGGCAAAAATCCACCAGCAATCATTGAAAAGAAAACTGACGAACTACAATCGTAGCTGTTAGGACCCATGCGTGACGTCATAGAATAAGTGACTCTGCCTTTTCGAGCTTCCATCCAAGCTATCATATTTTCAAGACTTGTCATTATTCTCCCTCCGTATTTTGTTGTTTATTATAAGCTGCTGAGCTGACATGTGTCACTGCTCCCAAAAAGACAGCTACAGCGTTGATGGTAATAACAGTTAAATCTGTACCATTCCAACCGTAAGCTTTACCTAGTACCCCAACGAGTACACTGAGCGCTGGAAGTACAGTGAGTACTATCCATTTGATAACGTTGTAAGTTTTGTCATTCATTTTCATTAGTTTTCTCCTTATTTAAAAATTAGTTCGATGACTTCTTTTACCAATGCAAAAATAATTGCAGAGGAGCCACCTATCCCAAAAATAAGCTTCCAGATATTGCTTTTATCAATCATTTTCAACTGAAACTGTCGTTCATCTGAACTTTCATTGCCTTTTATGACGGCTTGCAAAATTTGCGCATTCTGTTCTGATTGACGAGTGTTCTGCTCTCGTAAAAAGCGATTTGATTCGTCTACCCTCGTCAATCCATCATTCATCTGCTTTTGCATTTCCACAAAAGAATCATTAAGACGGGCGAGTTCTTTATCATGTTGCTTTAAGCGGTCCTCATGTTGCTGGACCTGCTGTTTTAATTCCATAACCCCTGCTTTCTATTCTGCTTCAGTAGTATCTTCGACATAAGCCGCTTGCAATTGTTTTGACTTATCCAAGGCGCCATTGATAACTGAACTTAACTCTGTCTTCAGCTCGTCTTTTGAAAAAAATAAAGTCGGATTGTTAACGTCAATCCTTAAGATTAACATGCCATTTTCTTGAAAATCCGCAGAAACGAAAGCTCCTGTTATACCTTCATCATTAATGTCAGCTGTCATATTTTGTGTATTAATTTGATTAATTGCCATTCTTAAAAACCTTTCTTTTACTTAAATTTGGTAAGAAAACTGAAATGTGTACTTCTTGTTAGCTACAGCATCCAGTATCGTTACAACAGCTCCACCAGAAGCTGCATTGATTTGTAGATGTTTGTCATTTGTATTAACAGCTGACCAAGCAATTGCTGGCCCCATCACGGGTTCTATTGGTCCATCTTTTGATGGTATTCTTCCGAGCGTAATATCTCCTGCTGTTGTAGTTATCGCATCCACAACTCTAATAGTGACCACGTTACCATCTCGTTTATAATCCGCATAGGTTCCGATAGAGGTCCAAGGAACATCCGCAGAAGTAACCACACCAGTTGGAGTCACTTCTGCGTAAGGCCCTTTACTATCTGTTACAAAGAGACCTTGAAAATTAACCCCTGCAGAAATCATTCGTTTATTTATCGTATTGGTATAGGTCATCATCATGCCCTGCTCATTATCCAGAGCTATAGTATTTTTAGTATTTAGTGAAGCATTGGCTGAATTAATGATTAAGTGGTTTTTCTCAATAGTGGTTGTACCTGTCGCATTGTCCGAACTCCAATTACTGATAAATTTACCATTAGTAAGCGTAGTTGATATGGCTGATAAATCGTCAACATTGATATTATGTGCATTTATTTCACTTAATATCCAGTTAGTTCCCGACCAATAATATTCGGTACCAGATAATATAACTGTTCCATCACTCGCTGTAAGGTCTGCGGTACCTGAATATTTCCAAGTTAATCCTTTGAATAGAGTCGTTGGCTCAGTATCAGAAACAACTTTACCTGGATCACCGTTACTTCCATCTTTAGAAATATAAGTCACTGAGTAACCAGTTTTAGATGAGTTGTCCGTGTATGTCCATACCGTTTTCGTCCAGAAATACTGACCATTTACAAGACTGGGAACTGAACTTGTCCAACCGGTAGTCGGTGCAGTCGTTCCACTTGTTGAAATAGCATATGTGATATCAGTTGTTTTGATACCATTACCGTCTTTACCATCTAACCCAGGTTTCCCATCATTCCCTCGTATCCGACTCCAAGTGTAGTCGGATGGATTAGTGCTGTCAGATTGCGTAAAGTCTGTGTACTGGCCAATATAGCTTGGCCAGTCAGCAGTTGTGACTTCGCTAGCTGATGGCATATATGGAGTAGCTGTTGAACCTGGTTCCGCTTTGGGGTTATACGCTTGAAACCATTGCCCTGCGACCATATCCCAGCCGTATATATAAAATGTAGAAGTTCCTGACGTTGTTGCCGTGAATGTATAAGTATAAAGTTCCCAATTAGGCGTTAGTTTGAACTCTTTTACTCCGTTCTGAATATTTTCAAAACCAACCCAAACATTTGTACCATTAGTGCCTCTTGCCATAAATGATATTGTAATAGTCTGCCCTTCAGTTACGCTATACGCATTCGGTAGATAATAACCAACAGCAAAAGCATTTCCGCTTGTTTTTACTTCCATGACTGTATTATTAATTCCTGATATCATGGTTTTTGTAATGGTACTAACTAGATTGTCACTAGAATTAGGGTTAAAATTGTCAAATTTAGCAGTACCGCTTAACAAGTTAAATCTAGGATAAATAGTTGAAAATCTGTCCGTGCCGTCTGCGCTTTTGGCATAGGCATAATGAGTTATTGTCCCATCATTAACGTTACTTAAGGTAAGACTATTCTTTGTTACTATCGTCATCAGTCACCTCCGCCCAAATTTCAATAATTGGAGTGGAGATACCGTAAGTCCGCCAGATTTGTTCAATCACATCACTTGCGCTTGTTGCTTCAAAGCTAACTTGTGTGATTTCTCCCCCAAGTTCAATATTGGCATAAAATGTACTTTTCATTATTGATTTACCTCGCATGTATATTGAGCTTTAACATTGATATCACTCGCTGTAACACTAATTGTTTTACCAGTTTTATATTGATTGCCTGTACCGCCAAAATTAGCATTTAATACACCATTTTGGTCACGCTGAGACCATTTATAGGTGTAAGTTGTTCCAGCTGTATCAATTTCAGCACCAGATTGGAAAACTCGGCAAGTAAGTGTTGTTGTACCAGAACCATTTTTAAAAATGCTACCTGCCGTACTATCAATTGTACAAGTTAATGGGTCTGTATAGTCAAGAAGAGTAACGATACCACTAACTGCAGTTCCTGCTGTACCACCAACTTGGTCAATAATGACTGCCTTGAAAGTTTGAGCATTTGTAACGGCCGTTGGTAGAACTGTTAATATCCCTTGAGAAGTTGTATTTGTTCCCGCTGCTACATTTGGTGTTTGACCAGTTGTAGATGAAGTACATAAATGCCAACCCAATCCAAGGTTTGAATCATAGCCAGTTGAACTAGTTGCAGTTACAGTACTATCTGCATAACCGAAGAATATTTGCTTGTTTCCTGCAGAAAGTTGCCCTCCTTTGTATAAATCGGCATTAACTGTTAAGCTTGCAGGCATAGAATTGTAGAACGCTCCACCATTTCCAGCATAAACATTTGCAAGAACAGCTGATTTAGCAAGTTGTACAACAGTTAAATCTAAAACAGCCGAGAACGGAACGTTTAAACCTGTATTAGGGTCAACCCATAATCCAGAAGCAGTGAATCGTGATGCTGAGTTAGCAATTGGAACATTGACTTTTGTTGTTAATACACTATTTGCACTTCCACTCAAATATTGGGTATCAGTATTAGTAGTTGAAGTGATAGTTGTTGTTGTAGTTCCATCTGTTCGTGTCCAAGTAATATTTCCTGAAATTCCACTAATAACAGAAGTTGTACTCCCTGCTTTAGTAAGGTTAAGTGTTAAAACTTGTGGAGTAGTCGCATAACTTGGTGACCATGTTTGAGCTGTTGCATCATAAGTTTGAGTAGTTACTCCACTTGCTGTGATGAAAGCATTAAGTTGCATCCCATCTGATAAATCGGTGATTGTGATTTGCCCACTTGAGACAATTGACATAATTTATTCCTCCTATTAATTAAGTGGTTCCGCAGTGCAATCAAATGTAGCTCTCTGCCAAACATCACTATTTGTGATTGTAATTGATTTCTGACTTGTTTGATGAGCAAGATTCCAAGCGGTATCTACTGTTCCGTCAGAGTTAGTTTTAGACCATATATAAGCAAATTTTGTTCCATCACTATCAATTTCTTTATTATTTTGATAAAGTTTCGCAGTGAAAGTTGTATTAATGGCATTATTTTTAAATTGATAGCCATTAGATGAATCTATAACTAGATTAATCGGACTGGTTCCATCATCCACATTAGTGATGGTCACCGACTGACTACCGACTACTTTTCCGCCAACTGTTGCTTTAAAACTATAAACGGCTTTATCTTCAATATCATCCGCATTCACAGTGATTTCTTGATTCACTCCAACTGATACCCCATCCTTAAACCACTCATACACATCCGCAATCGTCTCATTAACCTCTGTCCCTTTATAAATTCGAGCCGTTAAAGTGGTTGATCCCGCACTATTTTTAAACTGTACGCCATTACTAGTTTCTAGTTCAGAGCGATATGGGGTATTTTGATCAACCAAACTTTTCATTCTGCCATACAAATCAGAAGAAATATCACTTTTCAACCTCACAAAATTAGAGAAAGTTATCTTATTGTTTGCTGGATTGGTAAAACTGATTTCTTGCTCACTGACTCGTGCTGAAAGAATCAATCCCCCATCACTTTTATCAAAGGTGCTGTCTTGAATCGTAACCGTATCACCAATATTAAGGACTTTATTATTACCTAAAGACCGAGTCACTGCATTGACAGAAACCACAACATCATAAGTCATCTGTGGATAGGCATAGAGTTTAAACTGGCTCACGGCATAATCCCACAGACTATCCGCTGAAGTTGCCTCGATGCTCAAATCTTTACGTGTATAGCGATCAGCACTAGCCGACTTAAGCTGTGAGGGAAACATATCTCTTGAAAGAATGGCATAAGCGGTATTCTCTCCAGCTTTTTTGTAAAACTCAAGTTTTCCCTCACTATTAATATAATTGCCCTCAACGGATAACCAATCGTACTTCTTATTGGAATCCGTTACTGTGGTTGCGTTAAAAAATGTGGAAGTTCTGTCCCCTGTGGAAGTAATTCCTGCCACATTTTTCCCGTAAAACAAAGTAACATCTTTTCGGACTTGGCCAACACCACCCGACTTGTAAAGGTCAAGCGTGATATTTTGGAGTGTGCCATCATCTTTTAATTCAGTTTTAAAGCGAAACTCTGCCTTGAAACTATTACAGATGGAAATGATACGTGCCAGTTTGGTTTCTGTCCCATCAAACGATAAAATAGGATTGCTTTTATCCTCGTCAACCTCTGAAAAGGGATTATTACCAATTTCCAATACATTGTCAGTAATTTTAGCTGCATTACGTAAATACCAAACGATACTATGGCGTTCCGTATTGCTATAAGCACCAACTTCTTCACTAATCAATTCCAAGTTTAGATTCTCACATTGGATTTGCATGGTGGAATGATCTTGCTGGATATTGACAATATTAAAAAGATAATCCTCATCGTTATAGGTAAAACTGATGTAACTTTCTAAGGTAATCAAACTATAAGCTGGATTAACTTTGTTAACAGAAAAATCAAAAGTTGAAGTCCCTTCTGCTAAGTAACGGTGCCAGTTATCATCATAGTAGTGCAAGGCATTAGGCACATCATTATTAATAAACCCCACACGCTTAAGTGTGAGGTCATGAATATTTAACTGCATTTATAAATAGCGCTCCTTCCAACTTACTTCTATGTCTGGCGTCGTCGCCTCATCTCCAAATACTAAACTGAGGATAGACTCCCCAGGAGGAACTGGGAAAAATTCACCTCCAGTTATCAGTTCATCATTTGCAAACGTGGAACCTGCTCCTCTAAAGATATTTGCATCCGCAGTATTAACAACTACAATTTCTCCTTCGCCATAATGGTGATCATCTGCTGGAATAAAAGTAGTCGCATCCGTGGTGTCATCAATAATCTTCTTCACATCTTTCTTTTGAAAAGAAAAACGGCGCAAGGTGAGATTAGTCACATATTGACTGGACATATTCCGCCCCTTAGCTTGTCCAATATAGACAAAAACTTTAGAACATTGTTGAGTGGCCATTTCAGGGGCTGTAATGGAATAGGTCCCTCCCTTATTCCCAAACGTATAATAAAAACGATCCCCTTTCTTATCAATTGTGAAATTTCCCTGAGCTGAATTGAAATAGCGATTAGGATTTGGAACCTTACCATCACCATGCCCTCCATTATTAAGTTCTAGACCTTTTGGGCCAAAAACTTTCCATGTCCTTTGGTGGTTTCCACCAATATAGAGATGAATTTGAAAAGTATTTCCTTTAGTATCATCTTTATAAATTCCCATGCCACAAAGCAGTTTATTGTTTTTATCGCAATAAAGAATTTGAATTAACCCTGTTTGTCCCATTTTTGTGGCTTGTGCCCAAATATTAAGGTCTGATCTAAAGTTTGCCGTTCCTAGATCTCCTGCCGAGTCAGCCGGAACATTAAAGACCTGCATCCCCCCTTGAAAAGTCCAAGTCCCACTTGAAGGGCTAGGTCCCATGGAAGCCAATCTCAATCCATCTTTTTGAAAAGATAAACTTCCAGCTGTTTTTAGAGTCCCATTTTGCGGATTACCAACATCACTTGCGTTGACAAAATGACCACTAAAATTACTACTTTGACTATTTTTTCTACCTGGGTTTAATAGCCATTGAGATTTAACTTTTGTAGTCTCAGTAGTTACCGTATTGATCAGAGTCTGGTCTTGACTTCCTAGCGCTAACACACCTTCTTCACCAGCAATACCAATATAAGCATTATCTGAATTGTGCGTCACAGTTACTGTAGGATAAGCTGGCAATGACCCTTGATTGTTAATGATTAAATCAACTGAACCATCATCATTTTTAACAATTGATCCATTCTCACCACCAGAATTGTCAGCGTTTAGCGTTTGTGTATAGCTTGATTCTGCTATACCTGACGGTACTAAGAAAGTTAAAGTACCTGTAGCCACTAAAGAAGAAATATCTTCTGAAAATGTTGGTTGTTGATCAGGAACCGCATACCAAATTTTGTTAGGTTCATCCCCAAAAATAAGTGGTGCTGGTTCCGAAACATTTAAAACCTGTGCCATCTTTTGTCGGATCGCAATCCAATTTCTAGGAACGCCATTTTTTCGAAAATTTACAACAATTGTTTTTGGGCCACTGTAGTTATTTATGAATTCTTGACCATACCTTGAAATGCCAGCTGGCCCAAGATTATTCGTCCATGTCGCTCCGAAATTACGCTCTATAGATGTAAAACCATTAACTAATTCAGATAAATCTACACCATTAAAACTTATTGAAAATGTCAAATCTTCCCTCCTATTCTATTTGTCCTATTTTGATAAGCGCTTTGTGTTTTGCTTATCGTTGCAGCAGCGCCTTTGAATAGGCTATTTTCATCAATGACAGGTATAGGTTGATTTTTAAGTGCTGTCGTTTGTTCTTTAGTAGCCCCTAATACTTGGGAAAGCAAATTTACTGCTTGCGTTAAAGCTAGCTCGATATTATTTGAATTTTTGTTTGATACATTTGAATTGATTGTTTGATTAGCCTGTCTTAATAATTGAGTAGCTCTTGATTTCTTTTGAGGGTCAAGTGGTATTACCATCTCAGGTCGATTCCCCTCAGCAATTTCATAAAAACCATGAGCGTTTATGATCCCGCCGTTTTCATAGCCATGGCCATTTCCTAAGAATGATAAGCTTGAACCATAACGGCTTTTAGCATAATTAAGAGCAGCTAATAAGTTGTCATATCCATTAAAAATATCGCCATGTCCAGGGAATTTATATGCGTTAAATGTTGCTGAGATTGTTTGCATCAATCCTTTGGCAAGGTCACCAGTAATATTATTAATATCTCCAATATTTCCTTGTACTGCTTTTTCATTACCGCTTGACTCAGAAGCGATTTGGCGCAAGACACGATCAACCATATCTTGACTTGTGCTAAGACCGTTTGCTGCTAATGCTTTTTTGACTTGACTAGCCCACCTTTGGACTCCAGCACCAGAAGGTGCCCCTTGGCTCCCACCTGCCTCTGATTCAGCCTTTTTAAACAGTGGTTTAAGGAAGTTTACTGAACCGTCTTTTATCATTTTAAGTGATCCATTTACCATATCATCACCGATAGGAGATAGGCCCTTAGTTAGTTTATCAATCCCTAAATTATTATAGATATCATCCACAACACCTGCTGCACCGTTTGAAATAATACTAGTTACATCTTCATAAGTAGATTTCACCCATCCAAGTGCATCTGATAAGAAGCCAGATACACCGTCAGCATGAGCAGGTAAATTAGCTGTTAGTGATAGGAACTCTTTCGACATTGAGTGAGGGAGAATTGAAGTTCCAGCTTTCAGATTACGAATTTCAGGTCCGTTTTGTCCAATTGCGTAAATTCCTCGGTTTGGATGGTGAGCAAGTTCAAATCCTTCTTCACCAACGAGTGCGATCTCATCGGTCAAAAGCCCACGAGTACCAGTCGCGTAACCGTGTGTCGGCTGAGCATATTTTGACAGTTCTTTTTCCTTCACAGGCACATGGTCAAGTTTTTTAACATGAAATAAACCTAGTACCCAGTTTATAGCATCGATAAACATATTTGAGACATTAGTGCTTGCTGATACTCCCTTTACATATTCAGAGACAGTTTGATTATTTTCTTTTGCAGCAGCCTTAGTATTTTTATCAGCTTTTTCTTCCGCAAGTTTAATCGTATCATCGTGTGTTTTCTTGGCATGGCCAGTCACACCCTTATAAGCCTCATTTGCAGCCGAAACTTTATTGTCTCTCTCGTTTCTGGCATTTTTGATAATCTCATCGTACTGTTGTTTAGACATTGAACCATTTTCAGCACGCTCTTTATCAGCAGCTGCAACAGTCTTTTTATACTTTTCATTTGCAGCATTAATTGCTTTATCTTTCGTTTTTTCAGCGCTGTCTTTTACTGCTTTATATTCAGCATCGGCGTGTTTAACCGTCGTACTAACTTGCGCTGCAGAAAGTTTTCCTTTTTTATTTTTTAAATCTTCATATAAATCTAGCTGTTTATTTTGGGCTTTTTTTGTAGCCAGATATATTTGACGATTGAACTCTTCTTCATATTTGGTTTGGGTTTTAGAAAAGTCTTTGTAAATACTATTAAGCTGTGAATTGTGTCGTTGAGTATCTTGTTTCTCAACGGTATTGTAGTATGTATTCTCAGCTCGCTTTTCTTTGTTAAGCTGTTCTCTATACTCATCGGAATCTTTGCCATATCTTTTAGCTATTCGCATCAAGTCTTTAGTATTACCACTATTGATTAACTCTAGTCTATGTGCATGTGATTTTTCATGACTCTCTTGTTCGGCACTTGCCCGTTGTTTCTCTTTGGTCACTTGCTCATTATAGCTATTTTGATTTTTCTTCATCTGGTCTAACAGTTTTTTTTGGTTAGCTTTTTGCCAATCGTCTGATTTTTTTTGCCCTTCCACTAATTTATCATACTCATCTTTAGTGATAAGTCCGTTTTTAAGCAAATAATCTAGATTCTTTTTTGAATCTTTTTGTTGTTTTTTATAAAAACCATCGATTTGTTTTCCCATTAATGTATAAGCATCATCAACCGCTTTTTTAGTTGTTTCAATGGATTGGCTGTCAATAAGTTCAACTTTAGAGCTTGCATTGACTTTTTCTAAGAATCCCTGATAATTTTTCGAAAATTCTTCCATCTGAGGTGTGGATTTTTTAAATTTAACGATCGGAATAGCTTCTTTGGCTAACTTAGATTCTCCAATACCTTCATGAATTAAATCACCAAGCTTTTTGCCCATTTCTTTGCCACCCCAGCC